ATTCAACAGGGCTAATGATTTACGAACCAAGCAACTTGGCTAGTTTAATCAAAGGCATGAAGAATAAGACTAAAACTAGAGAACAGAAAATTGCTGAAAGATTAAGATATAATCAACAACAATCAGCAAATTAACACTTGACATTATAGGGAGTGTCCTATATACTCCCTATATTAACAGAAAGGAAAAAAATGGACGCAATAGATAAATTAATCAACTCAACAAAACAAATGGCTTTGATTGAGATGAAAGAGAAAATTCAAGAAGAAATAGATAAGTTAGAAAGAGAAAGAGAGGACGCAGATGAAAAACCCTTTTAACTTTTATATAACTTACTACGCAAAAAAGCATAAGGCTTTTATAACTAGAAAAGGCAGATACAATAAACCTGACGGAACGAAAGGAAAATCTTTTGTATCTAAAAATGGTACACCTTGTTTAATCTATTGGGATTTAGATAACGATGGTTGGCGAATGGCAACTGGACAAGCGAGAATTAAGACAGATGTATAATCATTGTCAAAATCCTAGGTGTCATCACTACGATACAACAGACAGGGTTCGTGGACCAAAGGGCAATAAGGTTTATGTAACACGTAATTCAACCAATTATTTTGGGATTGCGTGTACATTACATTGTCTTAATGAATATTGGGAACACAACAAGCAAGCTATTATAAGAGCAATACCTCAACGCCCTAAACAATCGCGTCCATATGGTACTTATTTAAATGATAACAATCAATGGGTTGACATGGAAAGATAAATAGGATACTATAGGATATGTTTACACAGAAACTTTATGCACTTTCACAGTAAACAGATTTGGGACGCTGTCAGGCTATCATAACCAACCTGACAGACCCACAACAGAAAGAGGATAAATGAAAACAAATCAAGAAAGAACAATCAAAGTAACGAACCCATACTCAGGACAATCTGCGATGTTAACTTTAGAAGAGGCAACTCATTATCATATGATAAAAAGATTTGAGCAAATGGGTGAATATAAACTAATGCAACAAGGATTAGATAAGTTTAGTAGGCTCAACCCTTCAGCCTACATGGTTTTACTAGATTAACAAACAACTACAACCAGCGCGCTAGCGCGCGCTGGCTCTTTTATCCCCGCCCCGGGGTGGGAGGGGGAAACCCCCGGAACCTAAACCTATTTCCATCATCAATGAAACACGGACACCCCCTTACGCTTTTTTAAAAAGGGGTCCCACTGCTTTTGCCTTTAGGCCTTGATTTAGAGGGTTAGCCCTGATAAAAACATTTTGGTACCATATGGACTTGAACAAGGTAGATATAAAAAAATTACCGCCTGATGTCCGAAAGACCTTTCGACAACTTCAAGTGCTACATGCTGAAAAAAAGATACAGAACAAAGCCAAGAGTGATTTTTTATCTTTTGTTAAAGCGGTGTGGCCAGAATTTGTAGAGGGGCCCCATCACAGGCACATAGCGGAAAAATTTAATAAATTAGCAACGGGTGAGCTAAAACGTTTAATCGTGAATATGCCACCTAGGCATACAAAATCAGAATTTGCGTCTTATCTCTTGCCATCGTGGATGGTGGGCCGTAATCCAAAATTAAAAATCATTCAAGCAACGCACACAGGAGAGTTAGCAATAAGATTTGGTCGTAAAGCAAAAAACTTGATCGATTCGGAAGAATACTCAAAAATATTTCAAACAAGATTACAAGAAGATTCGAAAGCTGCGGGCAGATGGGAAACAGCCCAAGGTGGTGAATA